GTAGTCGGTACACCTGTCATATCGACGGCGACCGAAGGCTTGCCGTTGTCTTCGTGGCGGTCTTCCAGGGTGATGGTGATCTTGGCCATGGGGCGTCCTATCGCTGAGCGTGGAAAGTGATGTGGTAGTCGCGGGCGACCTGACGCACGTATTTCTCGGTCATGTGGTGTTTACGGGCGATCCACTTGGGAGAGTTGCCCATGGCTGCATCGGCCATGATCAATGCCGCGTGCCTGTCGGTGTCTGCTGAAGCACCTTCAACCTCGGCGGGCATCACTGCCATCGGGGCGGCAGGCGCAAATAGATGGGCATAGACCGGCGACCTCTCCGGGTTAATGGTGAAGGCCACTGGTGTGCTGCTCATCTTGTAGCCGACTTGCTGGACCTCACCACCGCGCATCAGGAATTCCGCCGTCAGGCGTTCAAGGTTGGCGCGCTCGATGTCGTGCTGCGGCGAGTGGATCGGCAGTGGATCGTTGCGGGTATAGTGATAGCGCTGCATGCTCAGGCCCCCAACGCTCGAAAGCCGGGCTGATTGCTTTTGGCAAGCCACTGGATGAAACGCGCCACGGCGGTGATGCCTTCGCGCGGGTTCTCGGCCTCTGGAACGCCAGGAACAAACAGCGTTTCGTTGTCATGGCGGGACAAGCGAGCATTCCCGGTGACGATGTCGCGGACAGTTTTTTCTTCACCTGTAGCGAGTGCGATGGCTCCCTCTGGAAGGGTGACGCCGAAGTCGATATGCCCGGAAGCAAAGCAATAGGCGGTGATGGTTTTTTTCATTTCAAACTCCCGCGATATCAAGGCTGATGGGTTCGTACTGGTCCGTATCGCCTACACGCTGATACACGCGGATGTAGGACTTGGAGCCAACCACCTGGCAGGCATCGCTGATGGCTTGCATGGCCCGCTGCCAGCGCTCATCGGTGATTTCCATCCGGCGCAACGCCAGCACACGGGCGGTGCGGATATCGCCTTTTTGGTCAGTCCGAAAGGCGTCGTTCACCAGCGTGACCACTTCGGGACGTGCCCCGGTGGTCCAGTCGCGCAGACATTCGTCGATCAGTGCCCGCGCAGCCTGGAGACGTTCGTCGAAGGCGATGCTTTCCTGGATGGCACGCATGATCTTGTAACGGCCATCAAAGCTAACCAGGCTGACATTGCCTTTCTTGCCGCCGATCTGAGCCCCGTATTGCTCGGCGCTGAGTTCTACGAACGCTTCGATATCGCCAAACGCCGCCGCCTTGAACTTCGCCAGTACCGTGCTGGCAGCGCGTGCTTGCTCGACGAGAGCGAGTACCAGGGCATCCCGCTCCAGGTCGATAGGCTTGATCAGGACTTCGGGAATCAAACGCTTCTGTGCGTCGATTCGGTAGCCTTCGGGAATGGTTTGTTGTTGTGTCATTGCAAGGTTTCCTCAGTGGAGAGTCGGACGCGACCAGTCGGCAGGACGGGCGGCGCTGATGGGTTCGCGCCACTCCAGGGTTACGCCCTGAAACTGCACGTTGTAGCGGGTGCTTCCGGCCGACATGTGCCGCATGTAGCCTTCGCGGTCGGCCCGGCCAAGTAAGCGGTTACCGTCTTCCGGGCCGATGACCAGAAGGTTGTGCGTCGGATGAAAAGCCAGTACGCGGATACCGTTTGCCTGCAAGTTGCGGGCGGCGGCGTTGAACACCCGCAGACGATCTGCCAGGGTCGGGGTCAGGACTTTCAACGGTGCAGGGTTAGTGGAGGCGAGCATGGGCGTTCTCCTGGTTGCAGCAGTCGGGGTTGATTGGGCAGTGCTGGCAGGCACGCCAGTGCTGCATGGCCTGCGGGTTGTGGGTGGGGGCCGGTTTTTCGCGGTAGCTTTGGCACTGGTCAGAGGTGATGGTCTCGTCCAGGGCAACACATTCAATGCGGCCCAGGGTTTCCATCACCCGCCGCTCGACACCGGCAGTGCTGGGCGAGCTGTAGCGGTTGGCCAGGATCAGGCTTACGGCGGTGCGGCTCATACCGATGCGTTGGCTGGCTTTGGTTTTGTTGCTGACGGCGACTTCGGCGGCGAGCAGGCGCACGAACAGCGGTGCCTCGTTGCCCCAGGCGGATAGGTTGACTTGGTTCATACGGCCACCTCTTGGTCGGCCTTCCGCCAAACCACCTGATCTAGGTTTGGGTCATAGACCTGATTGAAGTCGCGCTGATATATCGGGTGTTTGGGGCCGGTGTATCGCGACGGGATCAGTCGGAAGCGGGTTTTCACACCGGGTGTTCCGCCGCTACGTGTCAGGTAGCCAGCCTTTGCCAGGCCCGACAAATACACGTGTGCGCCGAACTCGCTGATCGATACACCGTTGACGCTGGCTGCGGCTGCGGCCTCGGCGGCACTGAACTCGCCCAGGATGCGTAATGCCCGCCATACATTCTCAGCTCCGGCCGCATACTTGGAGACCTTGCCGCCTCGGGTAATGCGGGGGGCTTCTACGCCTTCGTCTTTAAGGAGGGTCCATTCGGCATCGAAGCGGTCAACGTTGCGAATCTTGCTGACAATCCCGGCCTTTTCCATATCCCGAAAATAGGCGCGTACGGCCTGATCGTCCTGCCCGGACTTACGTGCCACTGCATAAGTTGTCAGCTCTTTCGGGCCAGCGTTTACGGCACGAATGGCTTCCCAAATGTGTTGGCGTGGGGGCTTACCGCCCACCATCACCAGATCGGCTCTAGCTCTTGGCATACTCAAGCCCTCCTCGACGGCGCTTCGCCGGTAAACCAGCCGCGAGAGCCCCAGCCAGCAAGGTCAATGCTGTCGATGGCCAAGGCTTGCGTTTCGCTGTAAACCCTGTACAGGTTGACTGCCACACGGCGAAGGCATCCGCCAACCTTGGTGCGCAGATCCTCCAGCAGGTCATCGGCAAAACGCAGTGTTGGATAGCTGGCCTGGGTCAGGGCGCGCAGGTCGTCAAGGGTGGCTCGTTGCGCGGGCACCCACTCCAGCACCCGGTTATGCAGGCGTTCCAACTTAGCCAGGCTGCTTGGCACACCTTCTTCCCCGATCAGCACGATGGTGCCTTGGCTGGCGTTGTAGATGTCGGTCAGGACGTTGGCGACGGCCTTTTCCAGCAGGTATTGCACGTCGTCAATCAACAGTGGGCGACCACTGCGGGAAAGTTGTTCGGCGATCTGATCAACCATCTGCGACAAGGTACGTTCTGGCTGGATGCTCATTTCACGCAGGATCGCCAGCAGGAAAGCCTTCTTGCTCCAAGTGTCGCGGCACTCCACGTAATAGGCACGGTGGTGGTTGGCGGCAAAGGCCGCGCCCACGCTTTTGCCCAGCCCGCTTGCGCCGTACATCACCACCATGCCAGGCAGACCCGCTGGGCGGGCGTGGGTGCGGGCGATGGCGGCGGACAAGAGGCCGACATTGGTCAGGGGAACAATCTTGGTTACGCTCATAAGGCGACTCCTAAAGGTCTTGGGTTAAGCGCGGGCCTGGTCGGCGAACGCGAACATTTGCTGAATGGATTTGAAGTCCAGGTGTTGTGGGTAGCGGGCGTGCCACTGTGTTTCCTCGGCCGTCAGCGATTCGCCGCTGGTGATGCGTGCGTCGATCTGATGCCAAAGGCGGTAGCGGGCGGTTGGGTCAGTTGGCAAATCGAAGGCAGAGATCGGCGGTGCAGCCAGTTGGGCAAAGCGCTGGGCTTCGGCGAGCTGTTCTGGCGATAAGTCGTATTGGCTCGACTGCGGAGCAATGACGCGCATTTCCACATCTTGGCCGGTGATGGTCTTGGCCTTTTTCACCAGGCGGGACAGTTGGCCGCGTTCGCGTTTCTCGCTGGCTTTTTCCAGCATGGTTTTAGGCATTGCTGGGCTGGCGTTGCCATCGAGCAGCGCTTCGCCGATCAGATCGCCATCAAGGGAATGGACCCAAACACGGCTGGCGTCGCGGAAGTCGTAGGCCACGCGGACCTGCTCACCGTGGAAACCGTCCAGGTCTTTTAAGAAGTAGGTGCCGCGGTTCCATTGCACCTGGCAGCGGTGGACGGTGCGCTCGACCTGCGGCCGGGTCAGGCTTTCCACGATGTTCGCGTCGGCCAGCAGCGGTTCCCACCCCTCGGCCTCGGCCGACTTCCAAGCCTCCATTGGGCTCTGATGGCGCTTGCGCATGGTCTGGAGGTCACGGAACTTCGGAAGGCCACGGTGTGGGCGGCGGTTGTAGTCGTCGAGTGCCTTTTGTAGTTCAGCAAAGAACACCGAGAATTCAGGTATGACCGTCGGAGCGATGCCGAGCGCAAGCTGTTTGCGAGACAGCTTATGCGTTTTCGTGGCTGCCTCTTTGTCCATGTCGGCGCCGATGTAGCTGTCGAAGGTTTTGGCGAGCCTGACCAGGATGGTTTTGTGGGGGCGTTCAATCACACCCCGTGCCTGGGAGTTGTAGGGCAGCGAGTGCGTGATAGTGCCGCCCAGGCGATCGTTCACCTCGTAGACGACGGCGTTGTCAAAGCCACTACCGTTGTCGACATAGAACACTTTGTACATACCGCAACGACTTACACCGTCACGTAAGGTGTCCAGTGTGGCCAGGGTCGACTCGGCCAAGTTGACCGAAAAACCCACAATGCGGCGTGTGCCCCAGTCAATGACCATGGTGATTTCGGGGCGGAAAATCTGCCCAGTCAGTGGGTTCATGACCTCGGCGTCGAACGTATGACCATCGGCCACCCATACGTCATTCGGCCAAAGCATGTCGGCCTGACGGCGGTTATATGCTTTTAGGGCATTCAGTTCGTGCGGTCCCATGCGGCCACGTTCACGCACCGAGGGACTGAGCTTTTTCAGCCAGCGGCGTACAGCGTGAATGCTGGGGCAAACGCTAGAGTGGACGCCTTGGTGGACTTGTTTGAATTGTTCATAAGCCGCTTCAACGCTCGGTTTTTGCGGGCGCTGGTAGTGCTTGAGGAATTCCTCTGCCCAGGTCGGGACGCTCATGTCTTTTTGCCGGCGGGCCGGAGCCAGGCCTATTTCACCGTGGGCGCGGTAGTCCGCCAGCCAGCGCTTGAGCGTGCGCTCGGACAGCGTGCGGTCTTCGGTCTTGCGGTCGTTGGCGCGGATGACGCGGTCATTCAGGTAGGGGCTGAGGTCGCCCGTTTTTGCCAATGCGACCAGGGTCAAGATGGCGCGGTTTTGGCTGACGACCTTGCTCATGCGTTCGATTTCACGTACGAAGGCCAAGCGTGCGGTCATTACAGAGGACTGCGAAGCGTTCAAGCGTGACACTATTTCTGAGTCACGCCCTGTTATTACTTCGTGTGAATCAATTGCTGGCCCCGGTGCATTTGTGACGACGGCTGCCGTAATCAGCGCCGCTTGTGTTTCCTTCGGCAGGACAGCAAATGCATATTCCGTTGCCTTACTGCCAAGGCGCCGTTGTCCTTTCCAGCACTCGCGTTGGGCAAGTTTACGAATGCCTTGCACCGTACTAGGCATGCTGGGTAAGCCCGCAAGTTCCTGGGGTGAGTACCAGCTACGCATTGTCGTCACCCAGCATCTTTTTCAGGTCACGAACTTTGCGTGTTGCATCGTGTGCGACCCGCGATAGACGCCCGATCTCCGCGTCCAACGCTTCGCGGCCGTATGCAACCCGGCCACCACGCAGATGTACCTGCCAATTAGTCAGCACATGGCTTGCACAAACTTCTTCCAGCAACGCAGCTCTATATAAAGGGAGGTTGTGATCAGCGCGAGCAGGACTGGCCCAAGCGTCTAACATGTTCTTACTGACGTCATCGCCTGACAGACGTGACATACGCGCCGCTATCTCGTAACGGTCCAGTTCGGAACCTTTGAGGATGTCACTGACCAGCTCGCTCACTTGGGACGCGTAGTTGCCCATGCCCGGAATAGAGAGCACCGGCTGGGGCACGGAGAAGATGTCTAAGGTTCTGTCGTCTTTTGGGCGGCGCATGTTTAGGCACTCCTTACCGCTTTACAGTGTCCAACTGGATAGAGTCCGGTATCCTTACTGTAGGAAATGTTTACCTCTGCACGGCTAGGTCGTTGCCGGTGTGGAGTGCCATCAGGGTTCCAGCGCTCCGGCCAGATTTCCGCTGGGTCGAGACTCAAGGCGTCAGCGAGGGAACGCTCGACTCGCGGGTATGGGGTGCTTTTAGCGTTACGAATTGCGCGGTCGGTCACCTGTAGCTGGCGCGCTAGGGCAGCCATAGAGGTGCCACGGATTCGGAGTTGGTATTTGATCCACTCCCATCGACTGGCTGGGTCTGTGGGCATGTCGATATTGCTCATAGTTTTGAACCATCTTCACGGGTGGTTTTTTTGGGACGTCTAACGTCCTGTTGCGGATAAACATATCTCGAAAACGAGATTCAGTAAACCGTTTTCGAGAGTTTCCATTCCCTTTTTCGGATTCTGATTCCGAAAAATAGATTTAGAGCATAAGATTCAATGACTTACGACGAAAAGAAACAAAAGAAACTCGCTGGAAAAGATGTTTCTTTTCCGTATTCGGGATTGGAAACTCGAATTACGGCTGTTGCCGACCTTTACGAGTCTCGAAAACAGGCTGCTCTGACAGCTGAGGCAGCCCTGTCTTCACTACAACGCTGGATCGCGGGCGAAGGGATGCCTGCGTTTGACTCCATAGCGCTGCTGGCTACCGCCAAGGGCGTCTCTTTGGACTGGGTTGCCACGGGAAAGGGGGAGATGTTTGTTGGGGCAGCCCCAAAGGAGGCTGTACCAGACGCTGAGGATGTCTATTGTTACGTGCCGCTTTACGATACACGCTGTAGCGCTGGACACGGCTCGTGGACCGAAGGGGCGCGGATACTCACGCATCTGGCCTTTACCGCATACTCGCTACGCAAGAAAGGTCTGGAGCCGTCCAAACTGTCAGCCATCCGGGTGGATGGTGATTCCATGGAGGGGCTGTTGAGTGATGGCGACACGGTCATGATTGATCATGGACGTAACGCGCTTGAAGGCGAGGCTATCTATGTGATTCGTCTTGATGACCACC